AAGGTTTTCTAACTCCGGTAATGGCCTACCATTCCACGTGGAAAAAAATATTGGATATGGAAAAATAGACCTCGCTCTGTCTACTATGACCTTGTAGTTTTCACCTATTATACCAGATACACATACTGCTATCATTATGAACTGAAGAGATTTATTAACTCTTTCTTCCAATCATCTGCATATTCGCAATCACGGTATCCGTCGAACCATGGTCCGCCTTCAGTGTAGTGTAAAATCTTAGGATGTCCGTCATTTGGTTCTTTGTACCATCCCACTAACCAATTATACTCCAATGGTAAAGAGCCTATCTCGTTGTCGTCTAGCCAACTGAATCTGTGTAAGAACTTTGGTGTTTCTGAGTTGAGTAATTCTGGTGTTAGTGTTTTGTTTTTTTCATGTTCACAGTTCCATAACACCATGCTACTCCAGTTCTTTCTAGGGTAAACTGTCTGCACCTGACCGTCCATTTTGGTTGTTCCTTTTGGTGTGTAGTCGTGCTGAACACAAACCACTGCTTTTGATGGGTCGCAAAATTTTACAAGTTCATGGCTTGGAATCTTCCATAAGAAATCGCAATCACAGAACACTGCCCAACCTTTGAAATCATTCATGTAAGGCACAAAGAATCTTGTGAAAGTGAACTCAGTAGATGCAAGTTTGTCAACAGGACGAGTGTATAGTCCTTGGTCTCTCATCTGTTTTTGTTTAAGGGGTATTACCTCTGCCGAAGGATCTCTTCTCTTGATGCTGTGTTCACACACTTGATATGCAATGTCTTCTCTGCTGTCGTGACCTACATATATTTTCATCTTGCTACTAATTCGTGGATATCTTTCCAATTACTTACACGAATAATATCAGGATGTTTGAAATCTCGGTTGTATGGATGGTCTATTAATATAGGCTTTAAACCGTATTTGAGCCCGGTTACAGCGTTCTTTGGCTTGTCCTCGACCCAATATAGTCCGGTGTTGTGAAACTCCGCTAATGCTGAATCTTTGTCTGCTCCGGTCTCAAGTATATGGTAATTTTTGAAGATATGTTCACCAAACAGTTCACCTAATCTTTTTTTCCTTACCAGTTGTGCCGGCATGTCAGATGTCTGCGAGGTAATTGGAATGAATGTCCATCCTTCGGCAGCTAATAGTTTTACCCATGTTTGTGAATCTTCCATTGGACACTGAGTAGCCATCCATGCACTTTTATTGAACTCTCTTATTTCTTTCCTTATTTCAGAAATTGTGAGACCAAATCTTTCTGCCATTTCGTAAGTATTTTCCTTATTGGGCAGTAGTTTGTAAGGATAAACTCTTTCATTATCGTTGTTGTAGTATGATCGTTGTAACATCCAGTCTGTGAAATGTCTTTCCCATTCCAGCAATACGCCGTCTACGTCTGTGAGTATTACCCTATTTGATGTCTGCATCTTCCATACCTGCTACTCTCAGTTTTACAATGTTTGTAATTTGCCATTGTTTCTGATCTAGTCCTTTGGTGATGCCTAACCATTGGTTTCTTATTAATGCAAAGTCATTTATTATCTTGTCCATGTCAACAACATCGTTCTCACCATCAACGTATTTTTCTGCATCTCTGCTTGATAATGCTCTGTTATAGTTTTCAAGATATTTCCTAAAAGTTTTAGATCTTAATCTTCTTAGTTCAATATTTAGATATTCAAGGATAGCTTCCAATTGTTGTAGTTGACTAAATCGTTCCTCAACTATGCCAGGTAAGGCGGCACTAGCTCTTTCAAGATTGCCATAGATCTTACACTGTTTTCTTGCCTCTAACAATTCTTTGTCAAAGTATGCTATGCAGTCTGGTATCTTATCTAGGTTCCTGCTGACTTCGTTGTACCAATTAATCATCTTCGCCGTATCCGTCTGACTCTTCGTCTTCCTCGAACACAGTGTTGATTGCTTCTTCTAACTTAGGATCGTATTCGGCGGACGCTTTTATTTCGTCATGTTCAACACCAATATCTTCTAAACTTTTTATAAAATCAATTGCCGCGTCTAGTTTAGATCTTTCAGGAACATAGTGTACTATTGAGTTCCATAATCTTTCAATGTCTTCGTGTGTGAAATCAATCATTACTCTTTTTCTTCTTCTATTTCCTCTGTTGACACAGTTTCTTTGAACTCTGCCATTATCATATCTAATTTATCACCGACCCATGCTTTTCTAAATTCTATATGTTCATTTCCCTTTGAATCTATATATTTCAGCCTATTTCCTGTCTGTACTAGTAGCCCTTTTTTCTCAAATAAGTCCACCAGTCCACTGTATGGATCCATGCCTGTATCGTAAGGAATTTTTACTTGTACACCTTCAAAAGGTTTAGCATATCTTGTTTTCATAACTTTGCAGGCGGCCCTGATACCTCTCACGTCTGAAACTTTGTTACCTTTTTCATCTTCTTTAAGTTTTAATTTTTTCATTGCAACAACAATGCTTGATGCATAGATAAATCCTTGTCCTCCTGATATTTTGTCATCCGGATCAAACATATCTTGTGATGCGTATGTGTGATTGGTTGCTATAAGTCCTACGTTCCAGCTTCCAAACATATTGACACAGTTTCTTACAAGTGCCGTTAATGCCTTGGGTTTTCTACCTAGGTCACCTTTCATCTCGCCTGCTTCAAACTGATTTACATCTGTCGGTGTCAACAACATACCCAGACTGTCTATCACAAATAGTACCTTTGGTGCACCTTCTTTGTTGTCTGCGTGTTGATCTTTGTAACCTTTCATGAATTCTGAAACAGTTTTTGCCACGTCGTCGACCATTGACATGCTCAATTTCATAAGTTTGTCTTCTGATGTGTCTACCTTCAACGCCTGTAGCCACTGTTCATCCAGTGCGTTTTCCGTGTCTATCAATATGACAAATATACCTTGATCCTGTGCATTTTTAATAATGTTGCCTGACGCGATGTACGATTTTCCTGCGCCAGACTCACCGGCAAGGACTGTGACCTTGCCTAGGGGAATACCTTTGTTGAAATCACTGGTCATCAAGTAGTTCAATGCATAGTTTCCTGTACTGATCCAGTCTGTTGGATCGCTGAATCCTATGCCTAATCCTTGGATTGACTTTGTGATACTTTTTCTAAATTTTGTAGCGTCAAATACTTTTGTCATAATTTTGTCCTTTGTGTCATCTATATTAGCATACCTAGGCCCTAACGTCAATGCTAGGGCCTTGGTAAAATGTCAGATTATTTTGCTTGTCTTGATCTAATCAACTTCAAGATGTCTTCAGCTCTCTTGGCACTGTCACCTGCTGGAGCGACTGGTGCCGCCTCAGGTTTCTTTGCCTCGTGTGTATGAGGTTGATCACCACCTTGATGACTATGTTTTGTGCCATCATCATGTGTGTGTTCAACTTCTGCAGGAGCCGATGCTGATGGTACTGCCACCTGTGGTTTGCCTTGGTAAGCCACGCCCGCTGGTCGGAAGTACTGTCCATACTGCTCAAGGTCATAAGCCTCGCCTTCAACAGATTTCTCAAATAACTCTTTGATTATTTTTACTTCTGCTTCGGTTGGCTCTTTTGGTCTGAAGTCACCCAGGTTGTGTAATCCGTGTGTGTCGATCGCGGCTCTCTCTGCCTCGTCCAACGGTCTTTCTCTTCTTGACCATTTTGATGTTGAGTAATCAGCGTAACCACCTTTAGTTGTCTTTGTGATCCTAAAGTCCACGCCCTTCAAGTAATCAGTTGGCATTTCCTCCATCTCTGGATCCATTAATGCACTTCTAATGATGTTGAAGATCTGAGGCCCAATGATAAATCTTCTGATTGGATTCTCAGGCTTTGTGTCTTCCGCTAATGGATTGGTTGTGACAAAACCTTGGAAAATGTAACTTTTCTTCTTCCAGTATTTTCTGCCCATGTCTTCCATGCTCTTGTCTTTGAACCATGGTCTCACCTCTGTGAGTACTGGACAAGTCTTCCCATACATTTCCATGCATGGTACTTGTACCGTTACCGGTCTTGAATCAGTCTGACCTTTGATACCTGCGAAAGGTAATTTGATCATGTTTCTTTCAGTCCAGAAAAATGTGTTGTTTGGATCCTTATCTGGTAAGAACCTAACA